ATATGCGACGTATGATGTTGCCGTGACGACGGCCCCTAGAATGTATGCTAAGAATATTCGGATCATTTTGTTTTCCCTTTAAGATGTTAGTGGTAGGGCACACACACGGTGCGCCCTAGGTTAGTTACTCTACGTCAAACTTTAAGTCTTCAGAGATACCGTATCCTGACTTACCTGCAACTATCTGAAGAGCAGTCAGTTTATATTCGATCTCATCAGCCGGTAGGTCTTCGCGGTTCAGTAGTCTATTGATTATCCGCTGGAAGTCTTTGATATCCTTCTCGGTATCAGTAGATTCTACTTTGGGAGTCACCTCAGGGTTACCCTTCTCGATAGTCCGCATACGTTCGCGTATCTTGCGGATAGTCTGATTCGCATCGGACTTAGCGGTCTCTAGTGCGACATAGACAGCGGGTTGTAACCCTTCTTTCTCTATCTTCTTTTTAGTCCACCCGTAGACTGTATTGAAACCGTCACGTTCTAGGAACTTAGTCGGTAACCCGTAGTCTTTAGCGGTAACATACCCAAAGGCAATATCTCGTTTGGCATTATCATAGAAGGCTTTGCGTCCCTTAAATGCCGCGTCGTCTTTGCCTAGGGCGAAGTCTTTAACATTCGCTGCTGTCCAGTCCATAGATGTCTGTCCACTATCTACCAGATTAGCGACGGTATCGCTCAACCCCTCCGCCGCCGCCTCTTTAGCGGCGTTCTCTTGACTATCTAGCTGCCCTTGATGCACTAGCCATTCAGTAACGGGTGGCGTTAATGCCGCGTTGCTGCCCTGCACTTTGTTTACCGCGTCAGCGATTAGGTCGGTACGTACTTCTTTTTTGACTGATTTAGTCATGGTTATATTCTCCTAAAGAATATTGTAGTGGGCATGATTGCCCGTATGGTTTGCATGATTGCGCCCCATGACCTTAATATCCCACGGTTTCTAGATCCTGCAATAGATAGCACCCCGCGAACTTTGTACGTACGTACAAAAGACGACTATCCAGACCCTACCCTACCCCTATGGGCCGCTGTACTGAGACGACACCATATGCTGCTAGTATTACTAATATCCTCAAATAAATCTGTCTCTAACCAAAATCCTCTGTTTCTTGAGGCCGTTCCCTACACAGGATACCCCCCACCCCTAAAATATAAGTACCTAGCCAAAAAAATTTTTTGTGGTATATTTCGCGCAACGGCTTATAGCCAGCGAAACAATTTATGACTTTAAAGCTAGAACCTGAGATAGGTGTATCTATTGCATCCGAAGTTCCGCCCGAAGATCTTACCGTTTGGGCAGAAGCTGCGAGTAATACCGCGCAGGAATTAGAAGAACACGGGCTAGATGTAGAACCTACCAAAGACGATAAAGACGTAGCAGCTAAATTAGCCGTTGCCTACGCTGACGACCCCGAAAAAACATCTAAGAAAGCCTCTACAAAACGTATTGCTACCCTTACCCCCGCATCTCTTATACTTACAAACACCATACTGCAAGAGTTTGGGCATTCTGTTGCAGAAAATGCCGTGCAGATACGGCACCTAGTCACAAACAAGCTGCTATTAGAGTCTGAGAACCCCGACCCACGTATACGTATGCGTGCATTAGAGCTTCTGGGTAAGATCTCAGACGTAGGATTGTTTGCCGAGAAGTCAGAAGTAACTATTACGCATCAATCAACCGATGACCTACGCGACAAACTACGTTCTAAGCTAGAGAAGCTGGTTAATCCAGAAGATGCCCTAGTGTTGGAAGGTGAAACGTTTGATATTGACGAAGAACTAGGCGCAGACGACTACGATGATTGAGGCCGTTCCCGACTTTACCGAGGAAGAAGTCCAGCAGATGCTGGATAATATAGATAACTTCAATGATACGGAGGTTGTTGAGATAAACCGTATCGTTGATGAACTATCAATACGTAAGATGAATCAAGCTGCCTACGATGATCTCATAGAGTTCTGCAAAATCATGCAGCCTGACTATATAGTAGGTAAACACCACCGTATTTTGGCTGATATGCTCATGGCAATTGAAGCTGGGGACAAGGATCGCATCTGTGTAAACATCCCACCACGTCACGGCAAGTCTCAACTTGTATCTATCTTCTTCCCAGCGTGGTACTTAGGGCGTAATCCTAATAAGAAGGTAATGATGGTGTCGCACACCACTGATTTGGCTGTAGATTTTGGTCGTAAGGTGCGAAACCTTATCTCTACAGACGCATATAAAGGTATTTTCCCTACTGTAGCTCTAGCAATTGACTCTAAGTCGGCTGGTAGGTGGAATACGAACTCTGGTGGCGAGTATTATGCCTGTGGTGTTGGCTCTGCACTGGCTGGTCGTGGTGCCGACCTACTGTTGATTGATGATCCGCACTCAGAGCAAGACGTTATTAACGGAAACTTTGCTGTATTTGAGAAAGCGTACGAGTGGTTTACGTTTGGTGCGCGTACTCGTCTAATGCCGGGTGGAAGTGTTGCAATAATTCAGACCCGCTGGCACCAAGATGACTTAACAGGGCGTGTTGTACGTGATATGGCTAATAATGAGCGGGCTGATGAGTACGACGTTATTGAATTCCCTGCCATATTAGAGATCATAGATGAAGAAGAGAATGAGATTGTAGAAAAGCCCTTATGGCCTGAGTTCTTTGACTTGGAAGCCCTGTTACGTACAAAAGCATCTATGCCTACGTTTCAGTGGAACGCTCAGTACCAGCAGACACCCACAGCAGAAGAAGCTGCACTGGTCAAACGTGATTGGTGGAATATATGGGAGAAGGAACAGCCTCCATCTTGCGAGTACGTCATAATGTCGTTGGACTCGGCGGCAGAAAAGCACAACCGTGCTGACTATACGGCGCTGACTACGTGGGGTGTGTTCCTCAACGAAGAGGAAGGCGCGTACCACATCATCCTGCTGAACAGTATTAAGCAGCGTATGGAGTTTCCAGAGCTAAAAGAGATGGCTATGGAGGAATACGCTGAGTGGGAGCCTGATTCGTTCATTGTAGAGAAGAAGTCATCGGGTACAGCGTTATACCAAGAAATGAGACGTATGGGTCTACCTGTGTCAGAATACACCCCTCACAGGGGGTCAGGTGATAAACTAGCACGGTTGAACGCAGTATCTGATATTGTACAGTCTGGTCTGTGCTGGGTTCCAGATACCCGCTGGGCAGAGGAGGTGGTAGAAGAGATTGCCGGGTTCCCCTTTATGAGTAATGATGACTTAGTTGACTCCACGGTTATGGCTCTTATGCGTTTCAGGCAAGGTGGTTTTATACGCCTACCTAGTGATGAGCCAGATGAACAAAGATACTTTAAGAGACGCGGAAGCGGCTACTACTAGAGACATATTATGGCTATTGAGAAAGGACTATACGCAGCCCCACAGGGCATAGACGATGAGCTTATGGAAGGGGAAGACGAAGGACTTGAAATAGAGATCGTCAACCCTGACATGGTGACACTAGACGACGGCAGTGTGGAGATTACTATTATCCCCGGTGCCGACTCTGTGTCTGGCGGGTTTGATTCTAATATAGCTGAAGAATTAGAAGAGTCTGACCTTAACGAGTTAGCAGATGAACTCATTGGGTTGATAGAAGCTGACGTGACAAGCCGTAAAGACTGGGCTGATACCTACGTTAAGGGTTTGGATGTTCTAGGCTTTCAGTACGAAGAACGTACAGAGCCGTGGGAAGGTGCGTGTGGTGTGTACTCTACAGTACTTGCCGAAGCTGCCATCCGGTTCCAAGCTGAAACTATGTCAGAGACGTTTCCAGCCGCAGGGCCAGTACGCACTAAGATCATAGGCGCAGAAGATAAGGACAAGGAAGAAGCAAGTGCCCGTGTAAAAGCGGATATGAACTACGAATTGACCGAGCGTATGGTGGAGTACCGCCCAGAGCACGAACGGCTTCTATACAGCCTAGGATTGGCTGGTAGCGCATTTAAGAAAGTTTATTTTGATCCAAACATAGGCAGACAGGTAGCCCTGTATATTCCTGCTGAAGATGTAGTAGTGCCCTACGGTGCGTCTACTATAGAGAGCGCAGAACGTGTCACGCACATCATGCGTAAGACCAAGAATGAGATACGCAAGCTACAGGTAGCTGGGTTTTATCGTGACGTAGAGTTAGGTGAGCCACAGACGTACCACACAGACATTGAGGAGCGTAAGGCTGAAGAAGGTGGCTACTCTATAACAGAGGACAACCGCTACTCTTTATATGAAGTACACGCTGATATGGTTATTGGTGGTGTTGACGAAGACGAGGACGATATAGCCAAGCCCTACGTCATAACGCTTGAGCGTGGGTCTAATGAGATCCTAGCTATACGCCGTAACTGGAACGAAGAAGACGAACTGATGCTAAAGCGTCAGCACTTCGTACACTACTCGTACGTACCGGGATTTGGGTTCTACGGCCTTGGCTTGATCCACATCATCGGTGGGTACGCTAAAGCAGGTACGTCTCTTATACGTCAGCTTGTAGATGCAGGCACCCTATCTAACCTACCGGGCGGTCTAAAGGCGCGTGGGTTACGTATTAAGGGTGATGATACTCCGATTGAGCCGGGTGAGTGGAAGGACGTTGATGTACCATCAGGCAGTATCCGCGACAACATCATGCCGCTCCCTTATAAAGACCCTAGCCAGACACTACTGGCACTACTTAACCAGATTACTACTGAAGGCCGTCGTCTAGGCGCTATCAGTGATATGAACATCTCTGACATGTCAGCTAATGCCCCTGTGGGTACTACGTTGGCGCTGTTAGAGCGTACGTTGAAGCCTATGGCTGCTGTACAAGCCCGTGTTCACTACACCATGAAGCAGGAGTTTAAACTTCTTAAAGCTATCATGGCAGAGCACGCACCCGCAGAGTACTCGTATGAGCCGCTCCGTGGGGAGATGACAGCCCGTAAAGCTGATTACGAGATGGTAGATGTAATCCCTGTCAGTGATCCTAATAGCTCTACAATGGCCCAGCGCGTTGTACAGTACCAAGCGGTGTTGCAGATGTCGCAACAGGCACCACAGATCTACGACCTACCACAGCTACACAGGCAGATGATTGAGGTGTTGGGGGTTAAGAACGCTGACAAGCTAGTACCAACCACAGACGACATACGACCCACTGATCCAGTCAGTGAGAATATGAACAACTTGAACGGTAAGCCCATGAAAGCGTTTATCTACCAAGATCATGACGCGCACATGGCGGCTCACCAGTCGTTTATGCAAGACCCTATGATTGCTCAAGTAATGGGGCAGAACCCTCAAGCACAGCGTATGGCTGCGGCGTTACAGGCACACATAGCAGAGCACTTAGCGTTTAAATATCGCAAGTCTATGGAAGAGAAGATCGGCGCACCGCTACCTAATCCTAACGCAGAGCTACCAGAAGACATGGAGGTCAATCTGGCTCGTCTTATGGCGCAGGCTGGGCAACAGCTTACACAGCAGAACCAACAGCAGGCGGCACAGCAACAGGCGCAGCAGCAGGCTCAAGACCCTGTGGTACAGATGCAGCAAGCCGAGCTACAGATCAAACAGCAAGAAGTACAGCGTAAGATGCAGAAAGACCAAATGGATATGCAGAACGCACAGATGGATATGCAGCTACAGGCGCAGAGAGATCAGATGGATATGCAGGCCAAACAAGCTGAACTACAGTTAAAGGCTCAAGTAAGCCAGCAAGACGCTCAGATAGATCAGGCCGAGTTACAAATTAAACAGCAAGAACTAGAAATAGATGCCCAGAAAGCTGGTGCAAAACTTGCCGCAGATCGTAGGAAAGACAACACCAAGTTGGATCTTGACCTACTTAAAACAATACAGGATACCAATAAAAATAAGGGCCAATAATGGCAACAACCGTCTTAGACGTGCTAAAGAAGAAAATCGAGGAAGATAAATCCTCTGCACTACAATTTCTAAGTGGTGGTGGAGCTAAAGACTTCGCCATGTACAAGGAAACCACAGGCTTAATTCGGGGTCTCGAAGCCTGTCTGGGATATGTAGAAGACCTCTCGCGTGATATGGAGTATGGAGATGAGTGAAGCTGTAGAAACAGTTGGAACCAACGAAGAAGAGTTTGAAGCACAACTACCTATGCCTGTGGGCTATAGGGTGTTGATCGCTATGCCGGTAGTAGAAGAAGCCTTTGAGGGCACTGACCTACTAAAGTCAGTAACCACTAAGAATCACGAGCAAGTCATGTCTATTATAGGACTTGTGCTAGATATGGGTGAACAAGCCTATAGTGATCCAGATAGGTTTCCTAATGGGCCGTGGTGTAAGCAAGGGGACTACGTAATGTTCCGTGCTAACACTGGTACTAGGTTCACCGTTGAGGGTCTTGAGTATCGTTTGATGAACGATGACTCTATTGAGGCCGTTGTAGCTGATCCCCGTGGCATTCAAAGAGCATAAGGAGTAGACCATGCCGTTCCAAAAAGTTGAGTTTTCGTTTCCAGATGATGAAGTAGAAACTTCTAATGTAGAAGTGGAGGATTCTAATGCCGTCGAAATTGATATATCTGGCAAAAAAGACGCAGACGACTATGCAGATACTACTGTCGAATCTGAAGCGCCAGCTAGAGAAAAAGAAGAAGAGCTTGAAATTGAAGTTGTTGACGACACGCCAAAGGATGATCGTGACCGTACACCATCTACACCACCGGATGAAGTCACGGACGAAGAGTTGGAAAGTTACTCAAAAGCAGTCGCCCAAAGAATAAAATATCTTGGCAAAGGTTATCACGATGAGCGTAGAGCCAAAGAGTCAGCCCAGCGAGAACGACAAGAGCTAGAATCTTTAGCGCAGCGTTTAGTTGAAGAGAATAAGTCGTTGAAGGGGGATGTGGGTAGTACCCGCGAAGCACTTCTTGAACAAGCTAAGGTTGTTGTAAACTCAGAGCTAAACGGCGCAAAAGTAGCGTATAAAGATGCTTACGAGAGTGGTGACGCAGATCGTTTAGTATTAGCGCAAGAAGAACTAACTAATGCTAAAATAAAGTCAGATAAACTAGATAACTTTAGATTACCGGCTTTACAGGAAGAAGAGATTCCTGTACAAAACAATCAAACACAAGCCCCGGCTCGTGATCTTAAAGCGGAAGAATGGGTAGCCAAGAACTCTTGGTTCCATACCGATGATGAGATGACTGCATATGCCATTGGGGTACACCAGAAATTGGTTAAAGGTGGGGCTAACCCACAAAGTGACGAATACTACGAGGCTATTGATGCCCGTATGCGAAAAGTATTCCCCGAAGAATTCGAGGATCTGACAGTTGAGGAACCTAAAACTAAGCGACAGACGAATGTGGTTGCACCCGCTACGCGGAGCACAGCACCTAGAAAGGTGACACTAACGCACACACAAGTAGCTATCGCTAATAAACTTGGAGTCCCACTTGAAGAATACGCCAAGCAGGTTGCAATAGAAATGAGGAACAGATAATGGCTACAAACAGACTTGACCGCGAACACACTACACGCGAAAAAAGTACTCGTAAGAAGCATTGGAAGAGGGCTGAAGTATTACCTTCCCCCGATGCCCAAGACGGATACGCATTTCGGTGGGTACGTGTAAGCACACAAGGTCAGATTGACGCTACTAATGTATCTTCAAAATTACGTGAAGGTTGGGAGCCAGTTAAGGCTGTAGATCATCCAGAAATAACTATGGTTAATGTAGAGAATGAACGCTTTGCAGACAATGTAGTAATGGGTGGCCTAATGCTTTGTAAAGCTCCTATAGAGTTGGTCGAAGAGCGGACTGAACACTACGAAACTCAAACTCAGTCTCAGATGCAATCTGTAGACAACAACCTCATGCGCGAAAACGACCCCCGTATGCCTATGTTTAACGAACGTAAAACAAGCGTATCGTTCGGCAAGGGTAAATAAATTTCAATGTTAAGAGGTTAACATGGCTTATCCGACTATCGAAGCCCCATATGGGCTGAAGCCGGTCAATTTGATTGGCGGACAATCCTACTCCGGGTCTACCCGTGAGTATAAAATCCTCAACAACTACGACACTAGCATCTTCAATGGTGATTTAGTGGCGCTTGTTAGAGGTAATCTGGAACGTATCGCAGTTACTACTGGAACTGCTGGTACTGTAGTGGGTGTATTTTTGGGCTGTAAATATACAGATCCAAATACTAAGCAACTTACGTTCTCTCAATATTACCCTGCTGATACAGCGGCTGGTGACATTGTAGGCGTTGTAGCTGATGATCCCGATCTCTGCTTCAAAGTGGTAGCTTGCTCTGCAACTACTGTTGTTGGTTCCGTTGCTCAAGCAATGGTTGGGCAGAATATTGCTATGGTAAATACTGCTGGTAGTACTTCTACTGGTAACTCTAGCAATGCATTACTTTCTCCTAGTGCTACTCCTGCAACTACAGCGGCTCTACCGCTTCGTATGTTGTCAGTTGTTGAAGATACAGAGAAGTCTTTAGGTACGGCAACGTACTCATCTATCTCTACTGCTACTGTAACTTGTTCGGCTCTGCCACAAGCTCTAGTTGTTGGTACTGATGTAGGTGTTTTAGACAGTAATGGTAACTATGTTGCTTCTGGATCTTTCGTAGACACCGCAGCGGCTGCTGGGGCAACTTCGTTTATCCTAAACCAAGCACCTATCGCTACAATGGCTGGCACTATCGTATTCCGACAGTACCCAGAAGCTATTGTTAAACTCAACTTTGGTCAGCATGAGTATTATGCTAGTACCAGCACAGCGTAATAGGAGTTAAATAATGGCTATTTCACGCGCACAACTACTGAAGGAACT